TTATCCTACTATTATGGCTGGTGAAACAACAAAAGTTTTAATGACATCTACNCCTTTAGGATATAATCATTTTTGGAAGTATTGGAATGATGCACAAGAAGATAGAAATGGATTTAAAAGTTTACAAATACCTTATTGGAAAATACCAGGAAGAGATGAAGACTGGGCAGAAGAACAAAAGAAAGTACTTGGTGAACTAAAATTTAATCAAGAGGTACTTTGTACATTCTTAGGATCAAGCAACACATTAATTAGTGCAGATAAGATTGCTAAATTATCTTCAACATCATTTATACATAGCAAAGAAAATTTTGATGTATTAGAAGAGCCTGTAAAAGATCATTTTTATTTCATAGCAGTAGATACGTCAAGAGGTGTAGGAGGAGATTATTCTGCTTTTACAGTTGTTGATACAACATCATATCCATTTAAGGTTGTTGCTAAGTTTAAAGATAATAGAATATCTCCATTGCTTTATCCTAACATAATTACAAAGGTTGCTAAAGATTATAATTATGCCCAAATCTTAGTAGAGATAAATGATATTGGTCAGCAAGTAGCTGACATAATTCATAACGAACTTGAATATGAAAACTTAATGTGGGTTGGTCATGACTCAAGATATGGTCAATTCTTATCAAGTAGTGGAAGAAATGCTAAACTTGGAGTAACAACAAGCAAACAAATTAAACGTATTGGTTGTTCAACTCTTAAATCACTTATTGAAGATGATAAATTATTAATATTTGATGTCGATATAATATCGGAATTTTCTACATTTGTAGAACAAAGAGGATCTTTTCAAGCTGATGAAGGATATCATGATGATTTAATTATGACATTAGTTTTATTTTCATGGGCATCTAATGACCCATTATTTAAAGATTTAATGAATGCTAATAATAGACAAGCATTATATGAACAAAAAATGGTGCAAATTGAAGAAGAATTAACACCTTTTGGATTTATTGATGATAAACAAGAACCAGAGTTTGAAGTAAGAGATGGAGATTTTTGGTTGAGGGATGATTACCAAAAAGATTTACAAGAATACTTAAAAGAAAAGATATTATAAATAAAAGAAGACAAAAATACTTTGTTATGATTGCATAACATTATACGAAGGAGAATTAATATGGCTTTCCAACTCTCACCAGGAGTTTTGGTAACAGAAAAAGATTTAACTCTTATCGTACCTGCTATTTCTACGACGGCAGGTGGTTTCGTGGGAGCATTTCAATGGGGTCCAGTTGATGAGGTCACTTTAATTGACTCAGAAGCTAATCTTGTTGAAACATTCCAGATACCTAACGATACAACTTTCAAATCATTTTTTACTGCTGCAAACTTTTTATCTTATGGAAATAATTTACAAGTTATCAGAGTAGTAAGAGAAGATGTAGCATTAAACTCAGCAGCCAATACAACAATTGGAAATAGTGCTGTGGGTAATCCAGTAATGGCTTTAATTAAAAATGAAGACGACTATGATGCTGTTTATAGTGGAGGCAGCGCTGCTGTAATGTGGTCAGCAAAATATCCAGGAGTACTTGGTAACTCATTAAGAGTTTCAATGTGTGATGCAAACACATTTGCTACTTGGGAATTTACAAATCAATTTGATGTTTCACCTAACACTTCTACATATGCTAATGTTAGAGGAGGTACTAGAGACGAACTTCATGTTTGTGTAGTAGACGAAGATGGAGCTTGGACAGGTGTCAAAGGAGAAATCTTAGAGAAATTTCAATTGGTCTCTAAAGCATCAGATGCTAAAAAAGATGATGGTTCATCAAACTATTATGTAGATGTAATTAATAATACATCAGAATACATTTGGTGGAGAGGTCATTTAAGTCACTCTAATGTAACTACAGAAGGTTCAGCTTGGGGTACAACTGCATCTGGAACACAATTTAAGTTGACAAATGGAGGAGCAGCTAATGCAAATGCTACAGTTTCCTTAATAGGTGGTGTATCTTCAGATAGTCCAACAGATGGAAACATAACAACAGCACTTAATACATTCTTAAATGACGACTTATTTGATATATCACTTCTTCCGTTAGGAGAAGTATCAAGTACAGTTGCTATTCATGCTATTAATCAAATAGCTGAAGTAAGAAAAGATTGTGTTGTATTTATATCACCAGAATCAGCAGACGTAGTAAACAATGCAGGAGATGAGCCTACAGATGTAGTAGCGTTTAGAAACTTATTACCTTCATCATCTTATGCTACAATGGATTCAGGATATAAGTATCAGTTTGATAGATTCAATGATAAATTTAGATATGTACCATTAAATGGTGATACAGCAGGACTTTGTGTAAGAACAGACTTTGTTGCAGATCCATTCTTCTCTCCAGCAGGATTCAATAGAGGACAAGTTAAGAATGTAATAAAACTTCCTTTCTCACCAAGAGCAACTCAAAGAGATGTTCTTTATAAGAACGGAGTTAATCCAGTAGTTACTTTCCCAGGTCAAGGAACAGTGCTATTTGGTGATAAAACTTTACTTGCTAAACCTTCAGCTTTTGATAGAATAAACGTCAGAAGATTGTTTATTGTATTAGAAAAGTCAATAGCTACAGCTGCTAAGTTTCAGTTGTTTGAATTCAATGATGCATTTACAAGATCGCAGTTTAGGAATCTAGTAGAACCATTCCTAAGAGATATTCAAGGCAGAAGAGGTATAACGGACTTTAAGGTAGTTTGTGATGAAACAAACAATACTGGCGAAGTTATTGATAGAAATGAATTTATTGCCGATATCTTTATTAAGCCTGCAAGAGCAATTAACTTTATACAACTAAACTTCGTTGCAACGAGAACAGGTATCTCGTTCGAAGAAGTCGGCGGCTAAGGAGATAAAACATGTCATCAGTATTTAATGTAGAAAGATTTAAGTCTGCCCTTACCAACGGAGGGCTTAGGCCTAATCAGTTTGCTGTACAGCTTTCGTTTCCAACTTATGTTGGGGATGCAGCTACAGCTGTTCAAAAATCTCCATTCTTAGTAAACATAGCAGAACTTCCTGGACAAATAATTAATCCAGCGATTGTATTATATCGAGGAAGAGAAGTTAAGTTTGCTGGCGATAGAATATATGCCCCATGGACAATAACAGTTCTTAATGACTCTCAAATGTCAGTAAGAAATGCTATGGAACAATGGATGAATGGTATGGAAGATTTACAAACTAAAATAGGTAGATTAAATCCAGCAGAGTATCAAAGAAACGTAGATATATTCCAGTTAGATAGAAACGGTAATGTATTAAAGAGTTATACACTTTTAGATGCATTCCCTGTTGACATTTCTCCAGTAGCATTGGACTTTGGAGCTAACGATCAAATTTCTACTTTCACTGTTACTTGGCAATATCAGTCATTTGCAACATCAGGTGGAGGAACAAATTTGGGTAGTATTCTTGGCGCAGCATTAGGTTAAAGGTAAAATTTTGTAATGGCTATAAACTTATTTGGTTTCACTATCGAACGGTCACAGAAACCGGATCTAACTAATCAAAATATAGTTGCTCCGGTTCCTGATGATGGTGCGATCACTCAAACATCAGCAGGTTACTACGGAACCTATGTTGATATAGATGCGTCTACTCGTTCTGAGGCAGAGTTAATTTCAAGGTATAGAGAAATAGCAAGTTATCCTGATTGTGACAATGCTATTGAAGAAATTATATCTGAAGGAATTGCAGCTGTAGATAATGAACCAGTTGTATCTTTAAATTTAGAAAAGTTAAAATTTTCAGCTTCCTTAAAGAAAACAATACAAGATGAATTTCATGAAATACTCAAGTTATTGGATTTCAAAGATAAAGCACATGATATTTTTAGAAGATGGTATATAGATGGTAGAGTATATTATCAAAAAATGATTGATGCAGAAAATACTACAAGTGGTATTCAAGAACTTAGATATATTGATCCTAGAAAAATTAAAAAAGTAAGACAAGTAAAAAAAGAGAAACAACCAAACGGTTTAGAATTAATTAAGAAAGTAGAAGAATACTATATCTATAATGATCATGGTATAAGCTACTCTCCAGGTATTCCTCCTAGAACTGGAGCAGCTGGAGCTGGTATAAAAATAGCACCTGACACTATTGCTTTCTGTCCATCAGGAATTATGGACTTGAATAGGAACTTAGTTGTTGGATACTTACATAAAGCAATCAAGCCAGTTAATCAATTAAAGATGATGGCTGATTCGTTAGTTATATACAGAATAGCTAGAGCACCAGAAAGAAGAATATTTTATATTGATGTTGGTAATTTACCAAAATTAAAAGCAGAGCAATATATGAGAGATATCATGGCTAGATATCGAAATAAAATTGTATATGATTCTGCTACAGGTGATGTTAAAGATGATCGTAAGTTTATGACAATGCTTGAAGACTTTTGGTTACCAAGAAGAGAAGGGGGAAGAGGTACAGAAATAACAACACTTCCAGGTGGTACTAATCTTGGGGAAATAGCAGATATTGAATATTTTCAAACTAAAGTATATCAATCACTTAATATTCCTACTTCAAGATTTCAACAACAATCTGGTTTTAACTTTGGAAGACAAGCTGAGATTACTCATGAAGAAATTAAGTTTGCAAAGTTTATTAATAGATTAAGAAAAAAGTTTAATCATTTGTTTAATGATTTATTGAGAACACAGTTAATTCTTAAAAATATAGTTACTGATTCTGATTTTGATGATATGAAGGAAAATATGGATTATGTTTATGCACAAGATCAACATTTTCAAGAAATGAAAGATGCTGAAAATATGAGAAACAGACTTGATTTGTTATCTCAAGCACAACCTTTCATAGGAAAATATTATAGTGATGATTATGTTAGAAAAAATATTTTAAGATTAACTGATAATGAAGTTGATGAAATTACTTCTGAAATAGAACAAAATGTACCAGATCAATCAGAAGTAGATCCACAAGCTGTACAACAAGCAGCAGAAGATGGACAACAACAGAGCTAAATAGTATAAATAATAAAAACATTTTAAGTCAAGGAAAAGGTCATGGAACACAAAAAGAAGAAAAAACATGATTGTGCATCAAAGGTAAAGAGTGAAGAGTATGGTATAGGTTATTGTATACCAGAACAACACACAATGTTGGAAGATGGCACAGTCACTCATTATGATGTAGAGTTTGATGAGTATGTAGTCGAAAATGTTCCAGTTTCCGAGTTAGAAATAATTGAAGAGTCAATGCATGAGCATTATGATAATGACGAAAAGAATGCACAGATTGATGAATTTTATTCTGAGCATATGTGTGCTAAGCATGTACTTCATCCTGAGTTTGGAGAAGGATATGTTCTTGAAGGACAACATAGTATACCAGATGCAGATGGAAATATTGCTTGGTATAATGTTGAGTTCGATCATGGTATTGAAACTATACAAACCGAAGATGTAAAAATTATGCATGAATCTCATCATGGTCATATGATGAAGAAAAAGAAAAAAATGAAAGAAGAAGTTACTGAAAACTTCGTAGAAAACTTTGTTGATTATATTATTGATAAAAGTACTGCAGCTAAAGAATCATTTATGAATGCTATTAGTCAAAAGATTAGCAACTCACTTGCTGATAAAAAAATAGAAATGGCACAAAGTACATTTGCTACTGAAGGTGCTATGAAGTCAATGGTAACAGATAAAATGACTTCTGGTAAAGGTATGAGTTTTAATAAAGCAGTTAAAGCTGCTGAAAAAGATGCGAAAGCAGGAAAGAATCTTCCTAAAACTAGATTGAATCCGAAAGAAATGAAAGAAGCTAGTCCTATGGTTAAAAAGGCTGGATCTGGACAAACTTCAGCTTACTAGGATATAAAATGTCTGAGCATAAAATGACAAAAAAAGATGAAGAAGAAAAAGAAGATATCGTTAAAGGTATGAAGAAAAACTTTTCTGGCTTTAGAAAAAGATATGGCAAAGATGCCAAGGATGTCATGTATGCAACAGCCACAAAGATGGCTATGAAAGAAGATACAACTAAGTATGTCAATCAAAAAGTATTTCATGATATATTTGGTGAAGGAATAGTCTTAAATGATTTTTCACAACTTAATGAACAAGGTAAAATAGATTGGTATTCAGTTGAGTTTAATCATGGTATAGAAACTGCTTTCACAGAAGATATAGTGGAAATGATTGATAGATTAAAGCAAGTCAATGATGATTCAGTAGAAGAAGAACTATCTGGTAACCAACATAAAATTGATAAAAATAGAAATAATAAAATAGATGCTCACGACTTTAAGTTGTTGAGGAAATTAAAGAAAGCTAGAGGATAACAGATGGCTGCTGCAAACGATAGAGGTACAAAATTTCTTAATCTTGGTGATGCTAATATTCTTATGTGTCAAAAAAGAAATGTTGTAGTACATTGCGTACATAATAGTGTTGATGCATCAGGTAATATTTGTGCTAATGTCTCTGGAACAAGTAATGTATTGTTTAAAGCATCAAATGGTCATTCATTACAAACATTCAACAAAGCAGGTAGTTCTGGAGATGGATTAACTATTACAAGTGTTACTTATTCTCTATCTGGTATTGCAACTATTAGTAGAGAGTTTGATGGTAAAAAAGGTGATCATGCTAATTTGTTAGTACTTGGTACAGGACAAGGTAGTTTTGATTATGCTGGTTACGGTATCGAATGTGGTAATGCAAATGTAAAAGTTAAATTTACAGGAACATCTGAAGGTTTTGTTACAATAGGACTTAGCAAAGGATCCTCATTTGAAGATCCAGATCTACAACAATTACAAGCAAGAGATAGGATACCATTTTAATGAAACTCATAACAGAACTTAATCAAGATATTAATTATGTTAAAGAAAATGTAGATGGCAAAAAACATTACTACATTGAAGGTAAATTTATGGGCTATGATGAGCCTAACAAAAATGGAAGAATTTATCCTAAATCTGTTATGGAAAAAGAAGTTGGAAGATATCAAGAGTTAATTAATGAAAAAAGATCATTAGGTGAACTTGGTCATCCTCCTACTCCAACAGTTAACTTAAATCAAGTTTCCCATTTAATAAATGAACTCAAAATTAATCACGATGGTTCAGTTTATGGTAAAGCTAAAATTCTTGGAACACCTATGGGAAAAATAGCTGAAGGCCTTTTAGATGAAGGTGTAAGACTTGGTGTTTCTTCAAGAGGTGTAGGTTCTCTAAAAGAAAAAAATGGAGTTAATGAAGTACAAGATGACTTTCAATTGTCAACAGTTGATATAGTTTCTGACCCTTCTGCTCCAAATGCTTTTGTAAATGGTATTATGGAAAACTCAGATTGGATTTGTAATAATGGTCAATGGACACAATATCAAATTGAAAAAGCACAACAGTATATTAAAAAAACATCTAAAAAACAGCTTGATGAAGCTAAATTAGAGGTTTTTAAGAAGTTTTTAAATATTATCAAGTAATTATTTTTTATAAATAAATCTAAGTAACAAAAGAAATTAGGAGACAAGAATGTCAGTCGAGTCAAAAGTTAAAGAACTGCTAGAAAAAAAGTCTAATAAAAAAGGCAAGCAGTTAAATGAAGCTGATCAACAGGATTTAGCAGCTAGTAGTGTAGCTCAAACTGGCATGGCAGCTTCACAGAGTATGAAAAAAGATACATCAAAAGCAAGCGTAGCGTCCAATGCGGGCGATACAGCTATTCAATCAAACTTAGGAGCATCTCCAAAGCCAACAGTTCAAGATTATAAAGAAGATACTAAAAATCTTGGTGCTGCTGTTTCATCTGGTCAGAGTGATCAAAAGGCTTCGATATCTATGAAAGGTGATGCTAAATCAATGAAAGTTCCAGCTATGGAAGAAAACGAGCAAGAAGAAGAATTAGCTGAAGTTGATATCAGTAATGAATTAAATTCTATATTCGGGGATGATCTTTCTGAAGAGTTTAGAAACAAAGCAACTTCTATTTTTGAAGCAGCAGTTATTGCTAGATGCAATAATGAGATATCTGCTTTAACAGAAAAATTAGAAGAGCAGAATGTAGAACAGTTAGTTGAATACAAAGAAGCATTAGTTGAAAAAGTTGATAGCTATTTGAACTATGTTGTTAAAGAATGGCTAGATGAAAACCAACTAGCTGTTGAAAACGGATTAAAGACTGAGATAGCTGAAGAGTTTATGTCAGGCTTACAAAAATTATTCAAAGAGAACTATATTGAAGTTCCTGAAGACAAGTATGATGTTGTTAATGATCTNACGGACAAAGTTGATGTNTTAACTACTGAATTAGATGAATCCGTACAAGATAATATTACTCTTTCAGGTGAGTTAGTTAATTACAAAATAGATGCTGTTTTAGAAGAGCAATCTAAAGATTTAGCTTCGACAGAGAAAGAAAAATTATACAAATTAGTTGAAGGTGTAGAGTATGAAAATGATGGATCTTTTGCTGAAAAAGTTTCTGTAATTAGAGAAAACTATTTTAACAAAGCTAAATCAAAATCACCCGAAGACACTCTAGTTGAAGATAGTCAAACATCTCAACCAGAATTAGATCCAAGCGATACAATGTCTAAATATATGAACGCAATATCCAGACAAACAAAATTATTTAAGAAGTAATTCACAACCAAGGAGTTAGAAATGTACCTTTCAGAAAGTGCAATGAAGAAATGGGATCCAATATTGGAGCATCCAGATCTTCCCAAAATAGATCAAAGCTACAGAAAGCAAGTTACTGCTGTACTTCTTGAGAACCAAGAGAAGGCTCTACAAGAAGAAAAGCAAATGCTTAATGAGGTAGCACCAGCTAACAACTCATTTGCATCTGCAGGTGTTGATAGATATGATCCAATATTAATAGGTTTAGTCCGAAGGGCTATGCCAAATCTTATTGCGTATGATATCGCAGGTGTACAACCAATGACAGGACCTACCGGTCTTATCTTTGCAATGAGATCATTATATGGTAATAACCGTACAGATGGTGGTTACACAGAAGCATTGTTTAATGAAGCTAATACTAACTTTGCTGCTGGTGCTCATTCAGCACTAGGTAATGCAATGACTAGTACTAACGGCGAACCATTTGCAACAGGAAATAATCCATCTGATGCAGGTTATGCTCAAGGTAACGCAATGACAACAGCTTTTGCTGAAGCATTGGGTGATGAAGCCAATAATGCATTTGGTCAAATGTCATTCAGTATTGACAAGACAACTGTAACAGCAAGAACAAGAGCTCTAAAAGCTGAGTATACTTTAGAACTTGCTCAAGACTTAAAAGCAGTTCACGGTCTTGATGCTGAAACAGAGCTTTCAAATATTCTATCTCAAGAGATTATGTTTGAAATTAACCGTGAAGTAGTTCGTAAGATCTACATTGTGGCTAAAGCTGGTTCTTCAGATACAGCGGTTCCAGGAACATTTAACTTAGACGTCGACTCAAACGGTCGTTGGTCAGTTGAAAGATTCAAAGGACTTTTATACAACATTGAAAGAGATGCAAACCACATTGGTCAAGATACTCGTAGAGGAAAAGGTAACTTTGTACTCTGCTCATCTGATGTAGCTTCAGCTCTATCAATGGCAGGTGTGCTTGATTATACTCCTGCATTACAATCTAATCTAAATGTTGATGACACTGGTAATACATTTGCTGGTACAATTAACGGTAGATTAAGAGTGTATATTGATCCTTATTCAGCTAACTTAGGATCTGCTAACCAGTTCTATACAGTTGGATACAAAGGAACATCACCTTATGATGCTGGAATATTCTATTGCCCATATGTACCATTACAAATGGTCCGTGCAGTAGATCCTGACAGCTTCCAACCAAAAATTGGATTTAAGACACGTTATGGAATGATTGCTAATCCATATGTTCTTTCATCTGCAGGTGGCATATCTGATGCAGACGCATTTACAGCACAGCGTAACCAATACTACAGATTCAGTAAAGTTGTTAACTTAATGTAAGAATCTTAGTTTTTAATTGAAAAGGCTCCTTTTAGGAGCCTTTTTTTTGGTTATAAATATACACATGGCATATACAACTAATTTACCAAACATAATTAGTAGTGTAAATACTACTAATCCAGGACAAGTATTTAACTTTCTTCGTCCAAACGCATTTAAATTTGTAATCAAAGATCTTCCTCACGTGGCATATACTTGTCAGTCTGCTAATCTTCCTTCGTTAAATTTAGGTTTTGCAATACAACCAACACCATTCTTAGATGTCCCAAGGATTGGAGATAAGTTAAACTATGCTGAATTTACGATACGTTTTCTTATTTCAGAAGATATGGTAAATTATACTGAATTATTGGAATGGCTTGTTGCCCTTGGGTTTCCAGACAGCTATAATCAATATAAAGGATTCGTTGGTGAAAGATTGAATAGATTTCCATTTTTGTCTACAGCTCAAGGTACAACAGAACCAGCTGCTTATTCGGATGGTACATTAACTATTTTAGATTCAGCAAACAATCCGAAGACTAATATTATATACAAGGATTTATTCCCAATTGCAGTAGAGGCATTAGACTTTGATATAACAAGTTCAGCAGTAGAATTTTTTATAGGTATAGCAACATTTAAATTTAGAACATTTGAAATAGAACCACTTTAATTACATGGAGATATCATGGCAGGCATACAAACGCGTCAAGTTAAGATTGACTTAAATGAACTTAGACAAAATAAATTTTTCATAGCAACACCTTGCTATGGTGGAGCTCTAACAGAGCCTTACTTTAGATCAACTATAAAACTTATGACATGGTTTAATGGTCATAAAGTTCCTCTAGCATTTGGTACAATAGCAAATGAATCATTAGTTACAAGAGCAAGAAATGTTCTGTTAGCTTATTTCTTAAATTCAGACTATACACATTTAATGTTTATTGATGCTGATATAGAATTCCAAGTAGATGATATTTTAAAACTTTGGTTACATGATAAGGATGTAGCAGTTGGTGCTTATCCAAAGAAAGGTGTCAATTGGTCTCATATAAAAGAATCAATTGTTCTTGATCCTTCTAAGAAGTTATCACCAAATCAAATTGGAGCACTTGGTTCTGATTATGCTATTAACTTTAAGTTTTCTGATAGAGAGAATAAACAAGTTGCAGTAGAAAATGGTTTGATTGAACTTCATGATGCTGGTACAGGTTTTATGATGATTAAACGTGAAGCTATTCTAAAGTTAGTAAAAGAGTATCCAGAAATTAAATATAATAATGATGTACAAATGGGTGGTGTAGATCTTAAAGATAAGTTCTATGCTTTATTTGATACAATGATTGATCCAGTAGATAAAAGATATCTTTCAGAAGATTATACTTTCTGTAGAAGATGGCAAAAGATGAATGGACAGATTTGGTTAGATCCATCTATATCTTTGAATCATTATGGTTCATTCTGTTTCCAAGGTAATCCAGAAATGATTATTCAGTTTGATCAACCTGCTGAAGCAGTTTCAACAAAAAGTGTAACAGTTGACGGAAAGAAAGAAGAAATGGAGACTATAGATTTAGAAACTCTATAGATGAAACTAAGTGAAATACAAGCAGAATGGAAATCAGATTCCAAGATAAATAATTTAGATCTTGGCAGCGAAGCAGTTAAAGTAGCAACTCTTCATGCCAAGTATCTAACACTTTTATCAAATGTGAAACTCCAGCAACGAAAAGCTGAAAGTGATTACAATAATATGCGTAGAATTAAATACAGATATTATCGTGGTGAACTTACTCAAACTGAACTTGATAGATTAAATCTTCCACAGTATATGGGCAATAAACCTTTAAAGAATGAAATGGAAGAGTTCTTAACTTGTGATGAAGATTTGAATATGTTACAAGATAAAGTAGCGTATTACAAAACTTTATTATTTACTTTAGAACAAATACTAAGATCACTTAATTCAAGAACATGGGATATCAAATCAGCAATAGAATGGCAGAAATTCACTAATGGCGCATTCTGATCAAAAATTCACTAAACCTCTAGATAAAGAAGAAAAACAATCTTCAAACACATATGTTGTATCTTATGTGGATTTTGATGGTAAAATGATAACTAGAACCTATGACAGACATCTCAATAACGAAAAAAAATGATGTACATATTAAAGTTAAATGTGAACCAGATATAGCTCAAGAACTACACTCACATTTTTCTTTTGATGTTCCAGGTGCAAAGTTTACCCCAATGTATAGAAATAGAGTTTGGGATGGTCAATTACATTTGTTTTCTTTATTTACAAAAGAAATATACACAGGTCTAAAACCATACGTAAAACATTTTGCTGAAGTTAATCAATACACATATGATGATTCAGAGTATGCAAAGACAGCTGATGCAGTATCTATTGAGAAGTTAAAAAGTTTTATTAATGATCTTAACATTCCTTTAAAGGTTAGAGATTATCAAATAGAAGCAGTATATGAATCTATTAATGATGGTAGAAGACTATTACTATCTCCAACTGGATCAGGTAAGTCGTTAATAATTTATATACTACTAAGATGGCATCAACAGTTTGAAAGAAAACAATTGATAGTAGTTCCAACAACTTCATTAGTAGAACAACTTTATACAGACTTTCAAGATTATGCAAAAAACGATACTTGGCAAGCAAGTTATAACTGTTATAGAATATATGGAACAGTAAGTAAAACTAATGATATGCCAGTTACTATATCCACATGGCAATCTATTCACAGATTACCTAAGACTTTCTTTTCTGAATTCAAAGCTGTATATGGAGATGAATGTCATTTATTCAAAGCAAAATCATTAACAACTATAATGAATAAATGTTATACAACACCATATAGGATTGGAACAACTGGGACATTAGATGGGTCCAAAACTCATAAGTTAGTCTTAGAAGGATTGTTTGGTCAAGTATATAGAACTACAACTACTAAAAACTTAATAGAAACTAAGCAATTAGCTGATTTAAAAATATTTGGTATAATTTTAAAGTATTCAGATGAAGTTAGAAAGGCAATTAAAAATTTTACTTATCAACAAGAAATGGATTTTATAGTACAATATGAACAAAGAAATAAGTTTATTAGAAACTTAACTTTAGATCAAAAAGGAAACACATTAGTATTATTTCAATTTGTAGAAAAACATGGTAAAATTTTAAATAATATGATACAAGAAAAAACAAAGAATAGAAAAGTGTTTTTTATTTACGGTGGAACAGAGACACAACAAAGAGAGAATGCAAGAAAGATAACAGAAGGTGAATCTGATGCTATAATTATTGCTTCGTTTGGAACCTTCTCTACAGGAATAAATATTAAAAACTTACACAATATAATATTTGCTTCACCTTCTAAATCAAGAATAAGAAATCTTCAATCAATTGGTAGAGGTTTAAGAATAGGAAGTAATAAGGATAAATGTAAATTATTTGATATAGGTGATGATTTAAGTTGGAGATCAAGAAAAAATTATACTTTATTACATATGGTCGAAAGAATAAAAATTTACGCAGATGAAGATTTTGATTATGTTACAACAGAGGTTAACATATGTTAAAATTATTTAAATTAATTACTGGGGAACAATTAATTGGAAAAATAGATACAGATTCTACTAATCTTAATCAAAGACATATTTGTATAGTAGATCCAGTTGAAATCAAAACTATCAATGTATCTAAAGGATTGGTTGTTATAGAACAATTTAGTATGGTTCCTTGGATGAGAATTGCTAAGACTGGTTCAATGAATGTTTTATTTGATTCTGTAGTAGTTATGACTGATGTTGCAGATGATGCAGTTGATCAATATAATAGTTTCATAGATGGTGATGGTACCGAAGATATTTTAGGAAGTGAAGAAATTAAAACAGAAAGTGTAGATGAAGATTATGAACAACAACTCAAAAGAGCTGAAACCGGAAAAACTATCCATTAGTAATCCTAAAAGTACTCACTATGTAGATAATAGTAAATTTTTAGAAGAACTAATAAAATATAAAAATAAAGTTAATGAAGCCAAAGATAATGATATTTCTAAACCTATAGTGTCAAATTATCTAGGTGAATGCTTTTTAAAAATAGCAACTCATCTTTCTTACAAAGCAAATTTTATAAATTATACTTATAGAGATGATATGATATCTGATGGTATTGAAAATTGTTTAGTAGCAGTTGATAAATTTGATCCAGAAAAATCTAAAAATCCATTTGCATATTATACTCAAATAATTTATTTTGCTTTTGTTAGAAGAATTCAAAAAGAAAAAAAGCAACAAGCAACTAAGTATAAAATTTTAGAAAATATAGACTTAGAACAACTACTTGTTCATTCTGATGGTAACGAAGAATATGTCTCACAAGTTATTGACTTAATGCAGAGACAAATGGATACTATAGAGATTGAGAGAAAAGAAATAAAAAAGAAATAAAAAAATGAATGTCAAATATAACTGAAAAGAAATATCATTATAGTGAAATATTTTATAGCATTCAAGGAGAAGGTCATTACACAGGAGCACCAACAGCCTGGATAAGATTTTTTCTTTGTAATTTGCAATGCAATGGCTTTGGTCAATCTGATCCAACTAACCCAGATACATATGAACTTCCATTCTTAGACTTTGATGTTAAGTCTGTTAAGCGGGTTGAAGATTTGCCTGTGTGGGAAAAGGGCTGTGATTCAAGTTATACATGGGCAAAGAAGTTTAAAGGTCTAATGGGTCATGAAACCCCATCTACTCTTGCAAATAAAATAGTTGATGTAATTAAGAATGAAAGTAATCCAGAAGGTAAGTTTTTACATCCTGTAAGTAAGTTCCATCAGCATTTGTGTTTTACTGGAGGTGAACCTTTAATGGTTACAGGTCAGATGGCAACTATTGGAATATACGAAGAATTACAAAGACAAAATAACTTACCAGGTTCTATGACATTTGAAACCAATGGTACACAAAAGTTAAAACCAGCCTTTCTCGATTGGGGTAAAAGTATAGATACAGAAATATTTTTTAGTTGCAGTCCTAAATTATTTACCGTATCAGGCGAGAAATCAAGTAGAGCAATCAAACCAGAAATTGTATCAGAATATTTACAAGTAAGTAAAAAAGGTCAACTCAAGTTTGTAGTTGGAGAAAAAGAACGTGAGTGGGAAGAAATGGAATCAGTAGTTAAACAGTTTAGAGAGGCTGGTGTTGATTGGCCA